CAGAGCCACCATGTCTTCGAGCGACTTGCAGTCCGGGTAGTCCCGGCTTTCCGGCTCGTACTCGAAGACGACAGTCACGCGGATCTTGTCAGCCATCGGCTTTCTCCTTGCAGGCGTGATCTCGGGTTGAATCGGTCAGCATGAAGAGGGTCACCGCGTTGTCCTCGCAACAGGCGCATCCGCCCATTGCCACGGTTTCGATGCAGAGTGCGCAGACAACTTCCACACCGCCGTTTTCGTGCCCGTAGACCTCGAAATTGCGGAAGTGACTCAGCGGAAATCCCTCAGACAGCGGGCCGGCACGTCGGAAGCGTTCGAGAGCTTCCAGAGGCCGCACGGCGCATCCACGCGGACCCAGATGGCTCCGATGGCGATCAGCACGGCGGCCAGGACCAGGGCGACAGCCTTCACGGACCCACCCGGCCGTGTCGCTCGAACGCCTCGAAGGTCAGCGGCATGAGCGTCTGGAAGGTGGCTTCCATCTGCTCCGCAACCATCTCGATCTCACGCTGAGGGAAGCTGGCCACCCGAGCGTTCTCCCGCTTCGTGCGCAGGCTCAGGAAGTGCATGAGCGAGCGCGCGTTGCAGGTGGCGTAGAAGGTGGTGAAGATGCCGACCGGCAGCACCATGCGGGCCACCTCTCGGGCGATCCCGTTGGAGAGCAGGAAGAGATAGGTCTCGTACGCCTCGCCGTAGGCCCAGCGCATCTCTTCGGAGGTGAGCTGATGCTGAGCCTCGGTGCCGGGCTCGAAGGTGTACGCGCCCGGCTTGCCGATCTGCTTCAACGGCCGGTCGTCGGCCGGGATGTAGAACTCGGGCTTCAGCTCTCGGTAGCGCCCGCTCTCCTCGTTGTAACTCCATCCAGCTCGGTGACGCATGAACTCGCGGGCCACGAAGATCGGGGCCTTGACCATGAACGTGAAGCTGGTGTGCTCGAAGGGCGAGCCGTGCCGGTCTCGCATCAGGTAGTTGATCAGGGGGCCGTTCGCCGACTCCGTGTTGACGGACTCGGTGCCGATGGTCGAGACGCGGGCTGCCCGAACGACATCGAAGTCTGCGGCGCTGCCGCGAATGAGCGTGACCTGAACGTCACTGCTGAACTGCATTGATCTCCCATGGAAAGGGGGCCGGGTGAATTCCCGGCCCCCGTCATCACGACGTACTCAGAAGCGGCTACTTGGCCTTGTAGGTGCCGTTCTTCTGCCGCCACAGCGGCTCGCACTTGTCGCCGTCCGGGCCGTTGCAGAACAGGGCCGCCCAGTTGGCCTTCTCGACCAGCGAGCGGCCGTGCTCGCAGTCGTCGTCAGCGGGCGGGGCTGCGTTGCTCTTGCTCTGGACCTTGCCGCCAGAGAACTGCTTCGGCGCGTTGGCTGCCGGTCGGCCAGGGCCAGCGCCCGAGCCCTTGTGCTGGGAGCGGGTGTACTCCGCGGCCTTGCTGGTCAGCTCGATCAGGCCCTCAGCCTTGAGCGCGTTCAGCAGCTCCGCACCGCGCTTGGCGGTCTCCTCCGCGCTGTGTCCGTAGACGGTCGGGGTCAACCACTCGGCTTCGAACGAAGCGCCGGCCTTCAGGGTGAAACCGATCTTGAACGGGGCGGGGCCAAGCGTGGCAGCGTCGGTCATAGGCTTCGTCTCCTCGACGTTGGGGGTGTTGGTGGAGGTGTTGTCTTCGTCCCAGGGGGACTTTTCCTCGAAAGGATCGGGGTAGCTCAAGGGCTTCCTTCCTCAATTCCGAATATGACATCCAGATTGACGCACTTCAAGTTTTTATCGAGTGATAGACACCACTCAGATAGGGCAAGCCCCGGAGGCGCAAATCTCGTCGTACGAGGTGTCAGAGGAGCCGGACCCCAGCTCCAGAACACGGGCCTCGTATTCCACGCGCGTGATGCGCTCGTACGGGGCCTGTGCGCGGCTCATCTCCGGGAAGATGGTCGAACCCTTCAGGTCCGGGATGAAGGCCCGCAGAAGCTCAGCCACGTCCTCAGCGCTGTACTCCTGCGGATCGACCGAAGCCGTGTAGCTCACGGCCTGGTCCGCCCAGTGGCGCTGATACATCCGCTGGACGGCCAGCATCTCGCCGAGAGTCACATCTCCCGCGTGCTCGAACACGTCCGGGTACAGCAGGGTGTCCAGCAGCGCATCCCGCGTCGGGATCGTGACGACAGCGGTGTTGGCCGCGTAGATGCAGTCCTCGACGTGGTACCCGCGCTCCTTGTACTCCTCGACCTGGGCGCGCTCCAGCGGCTCCACGAGGCTGAAGCGGATGCGCCGGTTGAAGTAGGCCGCGAAGGGCAGGTGGATGCCCTCACCGGAGACACCAGCGATCTTGCTTGTGGTGCCTGTGGGAGCGATGACGCGGCTCTTGATCGGCACCGGGATGCGCATCTCGTTGGCGTACTCGGCCGCAGCCTCGTCCACCTCATCGGCCATCTCCGTGAGCTGCTGGCGCACACGCCACTCGTACGGAGACTGCGAGTACCGGATGCCTTGCTTGGCGATGAAGTCGGCGAAGCCCAGGTGACCCACGCCGATGCGGCGGTACCGCGCGATGGCATCAGCGGACTTCGGGTCCGCGACAGGGGCGCACGTCGCCCGGATCAGGTAGCGGGTGATCAGCCGGTGGGCCTCGATGAGACCGGCCCGGTTGACCTTCCCCTCGTTGTCCACGAACTCCGCCAGGTTGACCGAGCCCAGGTTGCAGGGCTCCCAGGGGTTCAGAGTCGCCTCACCACAAGGGTTCGTCGTGAAGGTCCCGTCCACCTCGCCTTCGGCCGTCAGGGAGCTGTTCCAGAAGCCCGGCTCACCGTTGGAGACCGCGCCTGCCGCCAGGGAGTTGAGGACCAGGTGCGCGCCCATGTGGCCGTCCGCCAAGGCGGCCTGAAACTCGTCGTTGACCTCGACGCTGATGTTGGTGGTCCAGTGCCGGGTCATGTCGGCCTTGCACTGAAGGAACTGGTCAATGAGCGGGTCGTCCCATCGCATGATCGACATGCGCGCGGAGCGACGGACACCACCCGAGACGATGCAGCGGGCAATCTCGTGGTCGATCTCCATGGCAGCGATGCCGGACAGCGGAGCCCAGGCGACGGGGCCGAAGGTCGAACCGTGCAGGATCTTGCCGACGTTGATCAGCATCTCGGCGAACGGGGCCGGCCCACTGGCCGTGCCACCGAACTTCCGGAGGGCTGCACCCTTCGGGCGCACGCGGCTCACGTCGTAGACGCGGTGGACGTGCTTCGTGTTCGGGTCGTGGGCCGTGCGGATGAGATCGGCCAGGGCGTCAGCCCAGCCCTCTCGGGAGTCCTCGACCGCGTAGGCACCGTGCCAGCCGTGGTGAAAGTGCTTCGAGAGAAGGCCCGCGGCCTCCATCTCCTCGTAGTCCTTGTGGTCCGGGTCGCAGACGACATGGACCTCAACGGGGACCAGAACTTCCGGCATGTCTTCGAGGTACCGGGAGGAGTAGTTGGAGCCGACTCCCCCGCCCTCGGCGAGTCGCAGCAGAGTGAAGCGGAAATGCTCGGCCGGGTCGTCCGTGAGCCAGCCAGCGGCCCAGCAGTTGTTGAGGGCGTAGTCGTTCACGCCGCTGGACTTCAGGTGCCGGCCAGCCGGAAGGAGCTTGAAGCTCTCGATCAGCTCGACCAGGCGGTCACGCTCCCCCGCCTCGATGTACCGAGGCTGCACCAGGGCCAGGTTCCCGTCTACGACGCGGCGAACGGTCTCGGGCCAGGTCTCCAGCGACCCATCCGGCTTCTCGCGGCGGTACGTGCGCTCGTAGACGGTCTTGGCGGTCTCGGTGGGGAAGTTGGTCACGCGGCTCCTCGGGTACGGATGTGGCGGTTCATGGCAGCGGCCAGGGCATCGACAGCCCGGTATCCGCGCCGGAGTTCTGCGTCATCGGTGGCCGGATGGCCCTCGACGTACAGGCGGAGAAGGATCTCCTGGTAGTCCTTGTTCAGCCTCGGCATCGCCTTCGAGGCGTCGATGCGGGCTGAGGTGATGTTGTCGGTGATGGTGCAGCGGGTCAGATCGTCCTTTCGGCCGATCAGATTCGCCACTTCCTCATCCGTGTAGACGAAAGTGCGGAGGACTCCACGCACTTCTTCGGGGGTGTAGTAATACTGATCGTCCATCAGATCCCGGTAAGCCCTCTCCTTCGCCGCATAACGGCGTCCCGCGTTATACATCACGCGGCGCATGAGGTCTTCGTCTTCCTGATAGCGAGCGATCGTCTTCGCTTCCTCGGCGACGTGGAGAAGAATCTCCTGCTGCACGTCGTCAGCCTCGACAATGCTCCACTTCTGGGCGATCTCGCGGCCGACCTTGGCCGCCAGCTCGGAGAGCTTTGCCCAGTCCAGCTCTGCCACTAGTAGCGCTCCCCTTCCACGGTGAACGAGCCCGTTCGAGAGACGGGGATGAGATGGGGCGTGACCTGGGAGCCGTCCACGTAGACGACGCCAAAGGCGCTCTGCCAGTTGGCGAGTCGGGCGCTGCCCAGGTACTCGGCCTTGCGGAGATCCATGAGGTGTCCGACCTCGACGCCGGTCAGCGTCCGGGACGCCTCGACGCCCGAGGACTCCGAGATGATGCCGGCCCGGTGGGTGTGGCCCATGATGATGTTCCGCTGGAAGCGGCGGGCTGCGTTCATCGCGGTCCCGCCAGCGATGCGAGAGAGGCTGATGCCCTTCTGGTGTCCGTGCAGGGCGGTCCAGTTGGGGGCGAAGTCGTAGCGCTCGGTGAAGCGCATGCCGTAGTCGGCCAGGCGGAGAAGGTTCTCTTCGCGGTACTCGTCGCCACCGAGGGACGGAGCACGCTCCATGAGGTGCTTCTGCGGGCGGAGACCGTGGTTGGACTCCAGCAGCGTGTAGAGGCCGTCATAGACGGCCCGGACCGGCTCCACGTGCTTGCGGCGGGTGTACGCGGCCTCGTCCTTGGCCGTCATGCCGAACTCAGCTCGGGTGCCCAGGCTCCAGCGCGACGGCGCGGTGTAGTCGGTGATGTCTCCGATGTTGATCACCTCGTCCGGCTGGTAGTCACCGATGAAGTTGATCAGGTTGCGGTTCGCCCGCTCGTTCTCCAGCGGCATTTGCAGATCGGAGATGACCACGATCTTGCGGAAGGACTTCTGGAGCTTGTTGACGATGCGCTTCGGGATGTGGGTTCGGTCGGTCACTTGTTGCCCTTCAGGCGCTCGATCTCGCGGTTGATGTACCAGCGGGCCTTTTCGAGATCCTGAATCTCGGTCACCGCGGACTTGAGTCCTGCACGGGCGACGTACTTGACGGCGTTGCCCTTGTTGAAATTCATCTGCTCCGTGAGCTGGATGACCTCAACGCCCTTGTAGGCCGTGTAGTGGCTCGGGTGGTTCACCGGGTCACTGACCTTGGCCGGGGCCGGTCCCTGCTTCACCTTGGCCAGCAGACGCTTCTCGTCGCCGTAGGGAGCCAGCTCCCCGGCCTGAAAGGCGAAGACCTCGCCAGAGAGCAACTGGACCCGGTAGGGGTGGCCGTGCTCGGGGTGGATCGAGAGCACCTTGCCGGCGCTTCCCTTGTGCATGCGGGTGATCGGAGTGCCGTGCGTGCCCGGCATGACGGTGACGGTTACCTCGTCACCCACGCGGAACTTCAAATCCTGCTCCAACTCGTTGGGGTGGTACCACTGTTCAGATCCGTCGCTGTCGAAGCGCACGAGAGGGAAACCCTCGGGTGCGTAGAACAGGACGCCTGCTTGACCGTGGCGCGGGCGATCGGAGATCACACGGACGCGGACGCCGGGGAAGGGCTTGTCCCGCCAGTTGTCCGGCATCAGAGGCCGATCCGTGCTCGCAGGGCCTCGGGGCCCCGTGAATGAAAGAATGAATTCGAATCGTGGCCACCACCGAGGACGATGACCTTCGAGTTCGGCATCTCTGCGGCTCGCTTCTCAGCGGCCTCGATGCCGGGTTCGTCGTCGTCGGCGATGTGAAAGACGGTCTCGTAGCCCGCGAACGCGGGGTTGAAGTGCGGACGCCATGCGCTGACGCCCTGGTAGGCAACGGCCGGCACCTCTGCCGCCTGCCACGCCATCGTGCAGAACTCGCCCTCGGTCACGACGATGTACGGGCTTGTCGAGATCAGGGCGGAGGTGTTGAACATCCGGGGGACATCACCGGGAGTGGACTTGTACTTGCCGTGCCCCTGGTGGTGCTCTTTTTGCCCCGGAGCAAGGAAGGACCCGTGCTCGTCCTTCACGCACGCGTCTGCGATGCATCGGTACCTCACTGTCGCTACTGCATGGGGTCCGCCTGCCGGACGCATGTAGGGGATGACGAGCATCCCTGTCTGCCGCTCATGGCCCGTTAGAGCCGAACCGACGTATCCGAGTCGGAACCGGTCGGCCACGCTTTCCAGGCCGCGCGCCTTGATGTACTCCTCGGCCGGGCTGCCCTTGAACTGCTGGAAGTACGTCTTCGCCGCTTCCACCGAACCGGGCATGTGCAAGCTCTTGAGCCTGTCGGAAGCCAATTCCCTCTTCCCGTTGGATGATGTCGTAACTGTCCAGCGAGACGTCACATACGAAGCAGGAGAATCGACACTGCTCCACGTTCACGCTCGCGCTGGGGTTCTCCTCGGCGTGAAGCGGGCAGAGGACTTTCTGCCACCCTGCCCGCTCCTTCACGGTGATGCCGAAGTAGTGCTTGAGAACCGCAGCGATCGAGGGCTTAGCCCTCATTGGCCGGGGCCGGCTCACCGACCTTGCGGGTACTGACGGGGAACTCGTACTTGCGGTGCACGCTGTCCATCAGCGTCTTCTCGCCCCGCCACTTGCGGTAGTCCACGCCTGTCGTACGCTCAGCCGCCATCGGAATTCCCCTCCCGGTCGAATGTGTAGCGAGGCCCCAGAACCTTCCAGGCCGGAAAGTCTTCGAGGTAGTCAGCGGCCCGTCTCAGAACGTCGGGCCGGTCTCGCGCGCCTCGGGCGAGTAGATGCCCGTTGCAGCGCTGGCAAAGGAGGCCGCGAAT